CTTGTGCATCCTCCAACATCATCTCCAGGAACAAGCGTTGTACATCAACTCCGTAGTCTTTTAACAAGATTTTTCTTCCTTAGTTCTATTTTGATCCGACTGGTTTCACGATTTTCAAATATAGTTAGCACAGTTGCCAGCCTGCCATAACGGACCACACTGTCATTCACATCCTTGATGTCATCCGGCCAAGGAGGCATGCTCACTGCCCAACCCAGTTCCACAGCACGATCCACCAGTTCCATACCTGACAAGTCTTGATCAGGCACCACTGTGATCTCTCGGCCCAGGCTACGGATCAGTCTTGCTTGCTCATCTGATATGGTGCTGTGCATCACTGCTAGTCCACCAATGCATAACGCATCAAATATACCTTCTACCACAATCGCATGAGTCCAGTCATAGTGCTGTAGGTCTGTTCCAAACACATATCCTGGTTGGCTGTTGCTGATGTATTTGGGCTTGCGGTCATCCAAGAATCTCTGTGTGTGTCCTACTATGCGATCGTTGTGTGTGAATGGAATGATCACGCTGGGACGATGTTTCCATGCTTGTTCTGGATGATCCTGTATCATCACAGGATAGTCATCAGGCACACGTCGTTGCCGTAGATAGTCTCTACGCGGATCTTCGCATTCCAACAACTCAGTCAATGCCGGTAGTTCCTGTTCGTCAAATTCAATACCTGCCAGAGTGTCAAACATTCGCTGGCGATCGTCTATAATACCATGTATGCTGCGATGCCGCAGACTTTCCAAGTTTAACGCATCAATCTCTGCATCAGGCACACCCATCCAACCCAAGAGCCTTCGGGCCTTATAACTTACGGTACGACCAAGGATAAAGCTGGCGGTGTAGTTGCAGTTGAAGCAGTGATAACTCCAACCCTGATCTGTGGGTTTGAGACCTCCGCGGCTGCGCCGATCCGCTGTGCTGCCATTGTGAGCACAGCACACAGCGTTGAAACTTATCCACCCCGAAGGCGTGGCTTTTCGTTTGGCAGGCAGATAACCAAGGATGTCTAGCATCCTTACATTGTAGCAGAGTCTATGGTAGAAATCAACTTTTCAGCAATCATTTGATGCCCAATCTCGTTGGGGTGGCCGCCAGGCATTATGAGTTCTCTCTTTTGATTGCCCGGATGATCTCGAAACCACATGGTGGTACTGAAGCCGGGCCAAATCTCAGTGGGCAGACTCATTTCCGCATCAGCAGGCATGATGTGAAATTGCATCATGTTGAGATTGCGTCGTGCAGCCACACCATCAAAAAACTGCACTGTTTGTTGATAGTTTAATTTTGCCAGTTCAGCACAGTTGGTCAGCACCAGTTGTTGTTTGACCATGGTGCGGAATTCTTCGGGCACCACGCTAGATCCGTACTGCACCCAGGTGGAATGGATAAAACGATTCCACGGCGGGTCATTGGCGTAACTACGGTGATTGGGATTATAAAAGCTCAGGCGATCTGAATCTGTATGGCCCACCAGTACCAGGCACGAGCCCGGATCTGGTTCGTGATCCAACCACCACTGGAATGTCCAGATTGAACTTTGCATGCTGCCACCGGCGATGCCAAAATTTTCTATAGGCACACCATAATGCTTTCCCAGCAGTCCCAGGAAGTTATGACTATTGCGATATGCATCATTCTGGTGCCAGCATGAATGTGCATCAGAGTGTTTGCGTACCAGTTCTGGATCCAGCAACTCATCACCATACATCCAGCTATCACCAAACCCTACGATTTTTTTAAATGTCATCTGACCAGTATGCTTATGATGGCTCCGCGACTGATACCGATTACCGCTACCCGATTGCTTTGTTGTGGATTGGCCACATACCCTGCGCCACCGTCTATAACATTTATGGCACTGACTTGATCACCAGTAATTTCTGCTTCGGCCACAGCACCTGCACCAAGTCCAATGATACTGACCTTGGGAGGTGCAAGATATCCATATCCTGCTTGAGTCACAGTGATCCCGGTGATCACCCCATTGGCTCCGGTGGCCGTGGCCAGGGCCAACTGCACTTGTTCTGTGCCCGGCCATTGATCACTTACCAATCTCAACAGCGGATGATATCCCACCACATTGATATAGTCGGCACCACTTTTGTTGTAATAACTTTGCACATTAGTAACATCCACCCACACAGATTCGTAATTCTGAGCACCTTGCAATCTGACATTTCCAGTGTAATGATCCATCTCCATCTGGAATGTGGTAAAGCTAGTTCCATTGGTAGGAACATGACTACTAAATCGTTGTGGATCATTATACACATTACCATATGCACCTGGAGGATTCAATGCCCAATCAGGATAGTTGGAATTGAACACTGGATCAACATAAGATTCCGGGCCATAGATTGTGGGGATGGTGACCAATTGGCTGGGCACAAATGCCGGCTTGACTGAATCAACAATGTCCACATCGCCACGACCTTGTGCTTGAGCATCTACAAATACTGCTTCTACTAGATTGCCACTTGCCCGTTCTATGCTGTAGCTTGAGGGTTCTGCTGGAAACTCTGTTGTCTCTGCTGCTGTTAATGTGACTTTGGCTCGCCCAAATTGAGCGTTGATTATGACCATGTCTTTTTCAATCAGCTGAGCTGTGCCTGCCAGATTGATCAGCTTGAATTGCAAGGCCGATCCTGTGATGTTCACAGGTTTTTGATCTTGATTGATGAACTCAAACAAAATCACATTGTCAACACCTTTGTTGATGGTTAATTTTTTAGCGTACACTGGATCCCACCTCCGGTCAAAAACATCACCATCTGTGGTATCCAATACCAACACACGTTGGATTTGTTGATAGATATAGATCTGGGTTGAATACATGTGGTGAGCTCCAATGATATTTACCTTGTGGCACAGGGGTATAAATATCCGAACTAATACAATATGGGCAGCGACTTATTCCAAAAACTTGCAGACAAGTATCCTTTCATAACCTTGTGTGTGTACGCCACTAATGAATACGTGGGCATCGTGCAGAACCGCGATGACGTGATCACCACCATCTATGACTTTGGCATCATACAAGATCCTGAACAGAAACGTCGCTACATCGATCTAGCCAACACCTGGTGGTGGGAATCTAATAGAAGCATACCTATTAACATCTTCCTTCGCGGTGAATGGGACGAATTCCGACTGTGCTTACGCACGTTTGTGAACAAAGACCTGGAGATACTGCATGGCCCTGTGTGCAGTCTCAATGATATTGCCCGTAGAAAAGGCAAACGCAAGAGTATTATGTTAGTTCGTCGAGTTGAGTAAGTTCATGTGCAAGGCCACCAAGGCAGCATATCCCACAGCATGGGCTTTCTTGAACGAGTAGCCCCGGCTATCGTCACCGTCCCACACTGACTCGAACACTTTTTTCCAGGGCTGATTCTGCAGGTGCGCTTTGCCCGGCCGTATCATTGAGATAAATGCTGCCATTCTTGGAATTGAATCCGGCTTCATTGATTTTAATAACTCAGTGTAGTTGCCGATATGTACCAGCTGCTGAGCCCATTCAGTATCTGTCCACAGCCTTGACCAAGGCGGATCTGCTGCCAACATCTGTTCATAATGCTCAGGACCTTGTACCAGATTGTACACACTCATGTTCAACAAATCGATCTTGAAGTAGCCACGGGCTTCGGCTGTTTCATAATCCAAGGCACAGGTTCCAGTGATGGGATCGCAAGGAATCTCTGTGACGTAGATGCCGGAGTTATGTCGGCGTCCATTGCTTTGTCGTGCTGCTGTGTGCTGAATCAATGCCAGCACAGCATCCCTATTGGGCACATCGATATCAATATCAGCACTCATGTCTGGCCTTTTCTAATTCAGGAACATAGTCAACGAGTCGAATGTTTCTGGACTGATCTAAGAGATCGTTAAATTTAAAAAATTGTCGGAGTTTGTTTTGATCCAAGATTGGGCCAAGATCATAGTGATAGATCAACCCGTCAATGAAACTTTTCAACAATCCGTCATTGTTGTAGCAGTTTAATTGTTTTATCGGCAAAAGTCTACCCTTGGCCAATCTTGTGTCAGGAAACCGCAATGCAGACAGAATATCGTTATCACTGATGGCCAATTGTGCATGTATCAATATGCCCGGAAACGACGAATCTAACCATGCAAACAATTTGTATAATCCGATCACATTGTAAATTGATACAGTGGTGTTGATGGTTACTTTATGCCCATGATCCACAAGATATTGAATGTTATCAACTATGTCGCTCCACTCTGATGGCCAACGTATGTAATGGTTTAATTGATCAAAACCATCAATACTCACAATGAACTGCATGTGAGGTAGACGCGTCAGCTGCTTCTTAAACCGATTGTTCAATTTGGTGCCATTGGTGTTGACCAGGAATTCAAAAACTCGATCTTCTGCAATACAACGGTCTAAGAAATCATAGAATTTAGGCATGGCCGTGGGCTCTCCACCAGCTACATAAAGTTTTTTTAGATTGGTGAAATCAACTATGTCAAAATCACTGCGTTGAGGAGGAGGCAATTGAGAAATAAGATTTAACCGACGATACTCTTTGCCGATCAATTGACTTGCAGTCGGGCCGCACATCCTACATTGTAAATTGCATATGTTGCCTGGCCGAATTTCGTAGTACGCTGGATTTGTGATTTTTTTCAAATCCTCTAAAGATGACAATCCTAATCTATTGGCCCACTCTACTGTTTCTTGCTGCCTGGCACTCTGAATATTTTTATCCTCCAGCGCATAGCACACACTGCAATGCTCCGGAATCCGGACACCTTGTAGCATCTTATCACGTATGATTTTATAGTTTTCGTCCGTGGCAAAATCCTTGATGCGATCAACCAGTGTTATAGGAGTAGACGATCGACCGCACACGGTGGTCTGGCCATCATCACGCTGATTTGTCAAAAGTTCAATAAACGGAAAAATACAAAAACTTGTATTGGTCTGCACAAGATTTTCAAAAAAATCAATGTCAGTTTCATACGTTGGGTCTAACAATATAACCTGGGTACGAGATCTTGACTCTCTTGCCAATCTTATGGTTTTATAGAATGCATCGGGATGCGAGTATTGGTCTCGGGGTTGATCCAGCACGATCACTGTGTCAAACTGAGCAGCCAGCTTCACCAGCTTTCCATATTCTATGTCGTATACACTGGTATGATAATATCCTGAACCCTGCATACTGTCCACAGTGACCGTGCCGTCCAAGTCCGACAGTAGGCCGTGACAATCAACTTGCGCGGCTGCGGCCAAAGCTCGTGTTTTAACATCCGTGTCCTCGGTGTTGTTTCCTAGGCACAATACACGCCGACTCATGTCTGCACCAAGAGTGTGACCATTCGCAGTTTTTCTTCTGCTTCCTGCACCGCTGCCACCTGATCGGCCACAGCAGGATGCCGTTCGGCCAATTCTTTTATTTTCATTTCGTCATGGCGCTGTTGACTGGCCCAAGCAATGGCTGCCACAGCATCCGGTGTGAGACTCACATTCACAGTGTCCATCTGTATCGGGTGCCACATGGTGCCATCATACACTTCCAAGTTCTGATTTGTGGTGTTGAATCGAATATTACCCAGCCCTTGAGCACCGCTGTAGTTGTTCATGTAGTTGGTGGCCTGGTTGTTTGTAGTGGTTATATATGGTCCACTAGTGTATACATGTTTGATCATTTCACCATCCTGCTTGTGTTAAAATCTCTCGAGCGTATTCCTGATCCCCAGGATAATCCGCAAACTTCTTCTGCCACGCATCTGAATCAATGTAAGGCCATATCATGGCCACTTGCTCTGTGTTGAGTTCACTCAAGAACTTCTGACCCGATTCCGAATTGTAGATCACCCAGGCACTGATCCTGCCGGTTGTGATAGCATAGCATATGGCATTTGCACTGCCAAATCTCAAACAATCATGTGCCGGCGATGCAGTCCGTTCACTCCAGTCCAATCCGTATTCTATGGCCCTGGCCAAGGCATCATTTACTGTTTCTTTCTGCACATGGGTCACAAGATACTCTGTGTATAACCGATCACTGCACCAGTTGTCAATCTTGCGATTGCCTTTCAGCAACCATTCGAGGAATCGTTCAGGATTGATCACTCGCACTGCCACACAATACCTACCCCATTTCACAAACGCACGATAATAAGGTGATGTCACAAAGTCATCCCATGACTTGAGCTTGGCAGATCCTTGTGTGTATTCGTAGAACTTTAGATAGCCTTGCAGACCCAGTTGCACGCCACGTTCACTTTGCTCTTGCCAGCGTTTCTTCTGTTCGCAAACATGCACACTCAGTGTGGTTTCTTTACTGAATGATCGCTCGCAATACTTACATGTGAAGTTACTTGTCGTTGCCATGAGCCCGTTGCAGTTGAGCTAGTTCTTTTTTGTCTGTGAGCGCAGCCATGAGATCAATCTCGTCATCTTTGAAATGTGGATATAACTCATGCAGTTGTTTCTTTATGGCACTGGCACTGGCTTCTTTCTTCTTGGGTGCGATCCAGTTGTGCCGCATGGCACCCATGCCCGGGCTGACCGCTGTGGCCATGAGCCATTGCAGTTTGGGATGCCGATGCATGGTAAAGAAGTGCTTGTTGAGATAGTGATTGGTGCTCTGCACATAGTATTCCTGGATCTCTTGGCTGCCATCCACTGCCGACCCCCAACGCACCATTAAGAATGTACTAAACTTCCGGC